ATGCTGCCGCGCGCCCGGAAAGCGGACCGTAGGGCGCGGCGGGCCTGCGCGGCGGTCGGCAAACAATTCGACAAGCAGATGCACGGAATGGCCGCAGGTTTCAGGATGATCAAGGAGAATTCGGCGGCAGGAAAGCTGCTCAAGGACATCGATGCGCTGGAGGCCGGGTTGCGGGGCCACAATCGTGGCTCGTGTGAAAAGCCGGAGGCGGTGCCGCAAAGTCCTCTAAACTACCCCCTTGTGGGAGAGATGTCGGCGGAGCCGACAGAAAGGGGCGGTGACAGCGTTGCCGATGGAGCGCCTCAAGGAGGGCACGATGGCCCGGCACCGTCTGCCCTGCCCGGCATCTCCCCTACAAGGCAGGAGACCGGCAATGGGCTTGGGCATTCTGCATCTCACCTGGCGGGCGGTCTCAAGCCCACGGATGTGAGACCACGCCATCGTCGGCAACTGAACCGCTGGCACTTCACCGGCCGGCTGGCGCAGATGCCGCCGGAAGGCGACTGGCGGGTGTGGCTGCTGATGGGCGGGCGGGGCTCGGGCAAGACGCGGGCGGGGGCGGAATGGGTGCAGGCGCTCGCGCTTTCCGCACCGGATCTGCGCATCGCGCTGGTGGCGGAAACGCTGGGCGACGGGCGCGAGGTGATGATCGACGGCGTCTCGGGCATCTACCGGATCGCCGGGCGCGCCCGGCCGGAATTCGAGGCCTCGCGCCGGCGGTTGGTCTGGCCGAACGGCTCGATTGCCCAGATTTTTTCCTCCGAGGATCCGGAGAGTTTGCGCGGGCCGCAGTTTCATTTCGCCTGGTGCGACGAACTCGGCAAATGGAAACATGCGCAGGAGACCTGGGACATGCTGCAATTCGGCCTGCGTCTCGGGGCGATGCCCCGCGTGCTGGTGACGACGACGCCGCGGCCGGTGCCGCTGCTTCGGGCGCTGGCGGCCGATCCCAGGACGGCGGTGCGGCGCATCCGAACCGATGACAATGCGCAAAACCTCTCGCCCGGCTTCATCGCCGCCATGGCCGACCGCTATGGCGGCACGCGGCTGGGACGGCAGGAGCTGGATGGCGAGCTGATCGCCGACCGCGAGGATGCGCTGTGGAGCCGGGCGCGGCTGGAGGCGATCCGGTTGCGCCATGCCGGGCCGCTGTCGCGCATCGTCGTGGCGGTCGATCCTCCGGCAACGGCATCCGCTGCTTCGGTCTGCGGCATCGTGGTGGCGGGGCTGGATGGTGCTGGACGCGCGGTGGTGCTGGCAGACTGTTCCGTGACGGGCGCGAGCCCGGCCGGCTGGGCGGGTGCGGTGGTGCGCGCCTTCCGGCGGTTCGATGCGGACCGGGTGGTGGCGGAAATCAACCAGGGCGGCGACATGGTGACGGCCATGCTGAAGAGCGTGGAAGCCGACCTGCCGGTCAGCACGGTGCGGGCGACGCGCGGCAAGTTTCTGCGCGCCGAGCCGGTGGCGGCGCTCTACGAGCAGGGGCGCGTGGCGCATGCCGGCGCCTTTGCCGAGCTGGAAGACCAGATGTGCGATTTCGGCCCGGACGGGCTTTCCGCGGGCCGCTCACCGGACCGGCTCGATGCGCTGGTCTGGGCGCTGACGGCGTTGGTGCTCGACCGGCAGGGTGAACCGAGGGTGCGGGGGATTTGACGATGGCAATCGATCGCAAGGTCTTTTTCGATGGCGTGCGCGGCGCGCTTTATGGCGGGCGCTTGGCGGAAACGCAGGTCGCCGGGCTGACGGCCTTGCTCGACCGCTTCGAGGCGGGCAGCGAGACGAAAGACCGGCGCTTCCTCGCCTATATGCTGGCGACGGCGCATCACGAGACCGGCGGGCGTCTGCAGCCGGTGCGCGAAACCTTTGCCGCGACGGACGAGGTCGCGATCGGCCGGCTCGACCGGGCGTTTGCGACCGGGAAACTGCCGCAGGTTTCCGAACCCTATTGGCGGCGCGATGCGGCAGGACACAGCTGGCTCGGGCGCGGGCTGGTGCAGATCACGCATCGGCGCAATTACGACCGGCTTTCGGCGCTGACGGGCATCGACCTCGTCGCGCGGCCGGAGCGGGCGATGGAGATGGCGGTTTCGGTGGAGATCCTCTTCACCGGCATGTTGCGCGGTGCGTTTACCGGGCGGCGACTGGCGGAGCATTTTTCGGCGGGCCGGGCGGATTGGGTGGGCGCGCGGCGCATCATCAATGGGCTCGATAGGGCCGCGCGCGTGGCGGGGTACGGGCGGGCGTTTTTCGCGGCGCTGGGCGGGTAGCGCGGTGGACGTGGTGTGGATCCTCGGCTCAAGGCCGAGGATGACGAAAGAAGAGACGTCCGCGCATCACTGCGACGTCTCCTGTGCCGATCTGCTCAAGAAGCCGGAAGGCCAAGCTTCCCCACTGTCATCCTCGGCCTTGAGCCGAGGATCCACGCCACGGGTGCTGCGCCCACGGTGTTTTTCACATCCGACAAACCGAGGACATCATGAAACTCACATCCTTCCTCTCCCGGCGGCGTCCAGTGCCCGCGGAAACCAAGGCGTCGGGCTTTTTTGCGCTGACGGCCGAGGGCCGGGCGCACTGGTCGAGCCGTTCCTATGCATCGCTGTCGCGCGAGGGCTTCATGAAGAACCCGGTGGCTCACCGGGCGGTGCGCATGATCGCGGAGGCGGCCGCTTCCGTGCCCTGGCTTGCCTATGACGGTGAGGCGGAGCGGCCGGACGCGACTGCGCTCGCGCTGCTGCGGCGGCCGAACGGGCGCATGGCGGGCACGGATTTCTTCGAGATGCTCTATGGGCATCTGCTGCTTTCCGGGAATGCCTTCGTCGAGGGCGTGCAGGTGGGAGAGGAGTTGCGGGAACTGCATCTTCTGAGGCCCGACCGGGTGCGGATCGTCGAGGGGCGGGACGGCTGGCCGGAGGCCTATGAATATCGTACGGGCAACCACGTTCGCCGGCATGCTGCGGGCGAAGGGCAGGCGATCCTGCACCTCAGGCTGTTTCACCCGCTCGACGACCAGCTGGGGTTCGCGCCGCTCGAGGCGGCCTCGATGGCGCTCGATCTCTCCAATGCGGCAGCGATCTGGAACAAGGCGCTGCTCGACAATTCGGCGCGGCCGTCAGGCGCGCTCGTCTATCAGCCGAAGGAGGGCGGCAACCTGACGCCCGACCAGTACGACCGGCTGAAAAGCGAGCTGGAGGAGGGCTATTCCGGCCCGGCGCGGGCGGGGCGGCCGATGCTGCTGGAAGGCGGGCTCGACTGGAAGGCGATGGGGCTTTCGCCGCGCGAGATGGATTTCGTCGAGGCGAAGAACGGCGCGGCGCGCGACATCGCGCTCGCTTTCGGCGTGCCGCCCATGCTGATCGGCATTCCCGGCGATGCGACCTATGCCAATTATCAGGAGGCCAATCGTGCCTTCTGGCGGTTGACCGTTCTGCCGCTGGTGAGCCGCACGGCGGCGGCCTTCGCAGGATGGCTCGATGAGGACAGCGACAGCGCGCTGCGGCTGGTGCCGGATCTCGACCAGGTGAGCGGGCTTGCAGCGGAGCGCTCGGAGCTCTGGGCACGGGTGGGGGCGGCGACGTTCCTCAGCGAGGAGGAGAAGCGCAGCGCCGTCGGATACTGACTAACAGTGCACAAGGGGCGCAGTCCGAGCCGAAGCGACAACGGACTGCTGGCCGCCATCATGGCGGTTGTAGGAAACTATTTTTGCACCTGAGGGCACGTCAACCGGCTAGTTTTGGGGGTGGGCGCGTGTGGTACCGCCAGCTGGACGCCCTTTGTCGAAAAGCGACTGGAAAACAATAGGTTGGCCCTTCGGCTTGAATCGTTCCGATCATAAACGGAATCGCCTTTTGAAGGCATTGAATCTCTTTGCGAGCCATCGGGCGTAAAGAATTCAAAAGACTCAAGGAATGGCGAGGTCTGACTCGGGGTGAAACAGGGCCTGTGGCCTGTATGTCTCGATTTCCATAATAAAGTGAAAGGCTTAACAATGGCTGACTTCGGAAACGACGGCGGGCTTTGGACGGCCCGGCTGATCGGCGCGTCGGCGGGCGCTGCCGTGTCTCTCATCTATCTTCTGCCGAAAAGCCGCCGCGAGGCGGGATGCCGGTTCTTGACCGGGCTTGCCTGCGGTCTTGTCTTCGGCGGGCCGGCGGGGCTTTGGATCGCGGTCCGGTTCGGCATTGCCGGCTATCTCGGGCCAGCGGAAATGCTGCTGACGGGATCGGCGGCCGCAAGCCTTTCCGCCTGGTGGGGGCTCGGCGTGCTGGCGCGCATGGCCGAGCGGATGCGGCAGTAGCAGCCGCGCCACAAGCAAGTCGCGAAGGAGGGGCGGCGCCGGCTGGCGCCGTCCATCCGTTCGCCCAATCCAGACATCGGAGATATCTATGACAACCACCGACCTGCCGGTCTGGCGGACGAAAAAGTATGCCGATCTGACGCTTGCGGGCGTCTCCGGCGACGGCGTGTTTTCCGGCTATGCCAGCCTCTTCGGCGAGGTGGACCTCGGCAAGGATGCGATCGCGCCCGGCGCTTTCGGGCGCTCGCTGGAAAAACGCGGACCCGCAGGCGTGCGCATGCTCTTCCAGCACGATCCGGCCGAGCCCATCGGGCGCTGGCGCACCATCCGCGAGGATGCGCGCGGGCTCTATGTCGAGGGCGTGCTGTCGCCCGGTGTGGCACGGGCTCGCGAGGTGCTGAACCTCATGAAATCGGGCGCGCTCGACGGGCTCTCCATCGGCTTCCAGACGGTGCGCTCGCGCACCGACCGGGTGAGCGGCGTGCGCCGCATCCTCGAAGCCGATCTCTGGGAAATCTCGATCGTCACCTTTCCGATGCTGCCTTCGGCGCGGGTGTCGAACGTGAAGAATGCGCGGTGGTTCCGCGACAAGGAAACGGAGCTCGTGCGCACCATGCGCCGGGCGGCCCGGATGATGATGAAACGCTAACGGAGACGACACGCATGACGGATACCAGCAAAACCGCGCCGGAAATCAAGGCCGTGCCGGAAACGATGACCGCCGCTTTCGACGACTTCATGCAGGCCTTCGAGGCCTTCAAGGAGACCAACGATATCAGGCTCGGCGAGATCGAGCAGAAACTGACCGCCGACGTGGTGACGCGCGAGAAGGTCGACCGCATCAACCGCGCCATGGACGACCACAAGCGTGTGCTCGACCAGCTGGCGTTGAAGAAGGCGCGCCCGGCGCTCGGCGGCAGCGGGGCGGTCAATCTGGAGGCGGCCGAGCACAAGGCGGCCTTTTCCGCCTATATGCGCCGCGGCGACGAAAGCGCGCTGCGGGCGCTGGAAGAGAAGGCGATGTCCGTCGGCTCGGCCGCCGATGGCGGCTACCTCGTGCCGCCGGAAACGGATACCGATATCGGCCGTCGGCTTTCCACGGTCTCGCCGATCCGGGCACTTGCGACAGTGCGGCAGGTTTCGGGCACAGTGCTGAAGAAGCCCTTTACGACCTCGGGCATGGCCGCCGGCTGGGTGGCGGAGACGGCATCGCGGCCGCAGACCAGCAATGCGCAGCTGGCCGAACTCTCCTTCCCGACCATGGAACTCTACGCCATGCCAGCGGCGACCTCGGCGCTGCTCGACGATGCGGCGGTCGATGTCGAAAGCTGGATCGCCTCGGAAGTCGACATTGTCTTCGCCGAGCAGGAGGGCACGGCCTTCATTACCGGCGACGGCACCAACAAGCCAAAGGGCTTCCTCTCCTATACCACCGTCGCCGATGCCGGCTGGACCTGGGGCAATATCGGCTACATCGCCTCGGGTGCGGCGGGCGCTTTCAAGGCGAGCAACCCCTCCGACACGCTGCTCGACACGATCTATGCGCTGAAGGCGGGCTATCGCCAGAACGCCAATTTCGTCATGAACCGCAAGACGCAGGCGCAGATCCGCAAGTTCAAGGATGCAGACGGCAACTATCTCTGGCGTCCGCCGGCAACGGCCGGCCAGTCCGCCTCGCTGCTGGGCTTCGGCATCGCGGAAGCCGAGGACATGCCGGATATCGTTGCCGACAGCTTCTCCGTCGCCTTCGGCGACTTCCGTACCGGCTATCTCGTGGTCGACCGCACGGGCGTACGCGTGCTGCGCGATCCCTATTCCGCGAAGCCCTATGTGCTGTTCTACACGACCAAGCGCGTCGGCGGCGGGGTGCAGAATTTCGAGGCGATCAAGCTGGTGAAGTTCGCGGTGAGCTGAGCTTTCCGCGCTTCTTTCTCCTGCACCGGCGGCTTTCCCTGACGCCGGTGCCGCGGGCGCGGTTTTCCTCCCGGCCGCGCCCGCATCCTCCTCCCATCGGACAGGATCCCATGACCATAACCGAACTTTTTCCGCCCGCCGTCGAGCCGGTCACGCTTGCGGAGGTCAAGGCGCATCTGCGCCTGGAGACGACCGAGGAGGACACGCTGCTCGTGGCGCTGATCCGCACGGCGCGCCTCCATCTTGAAAGCCAGACGGGGCTTTGCCTGATTTCCCGGCTGCTGCGCCTCTATCTCGACGACTGGCCGGAGGGGCGGGTGATTCAGATTGCCAGGGGGCCGGTCCAAACCATTGAGATCGTGACGGTTTACGATGCTTCCGGCGCGCCGGTCGAA